TTATTATAAATATGACTATTAACCTGTAATCTACTATTGTATTTTAATACCAATGTATGTTTAGAATTAACTATGTATGAATTACCATCATTNTGTTCTACTAGATACATCATATCAATTCCATTTGTTATATCCAANACGGTTCTTTTTTCAAAGTCATCNCCCATCAATTCATCGCCGAATGATATTTCCTGTGATAATTTTTTTGTTCCATCAAATAATAAAATTGGAGTATCTTTTGCAAAACACCCGCTTGATTTCATAATAAATTCTCCACAATTTGGACAAGGTTTTGAATCTTTTTTAATCAGATTGGCTGTTTCAATATCTTCCTTTTGACATTCGTGGGGGTCATCCTGTATTTTTGTTTTTGTCTTAAAACATTTTGAACAACTATAATACTCACAAATTCCACATTTCCAGGCAGTGCTTAAAAAGCCTTGGCAATTATCCCGTGTACAACGTCTTATAAATTTCCGTTTTTCTTCAATTCCTATTAGTGTATTCATGTTTTCTATATTTCCCGTATTTTCAGCATTTTCTGCAATAAGTATGTTAAACTTATTGTAAATGTCGTTTATAGAATTGCGAGATACTTGGATTGCTTCCTTTATATCTTTTATTTCCTGATTAATTTCACTTAATTTCATTTCAAATACATTTATGCTCTTACGCCCACCAATGTAATCTTGTGCGTTTAATAATTTTTCGTCCATTTTTTTATTCAATAATTCATTTAGTTCTATAATATTATCTTTAATTGTTTTAATTTGAGTCTTTGCTTCACGTGATGCTCTTACTTCAACTGCGACTGATTGCAATCCAGGTAGGTTTGCTCTTTCTTTATTAATAAGAATTTCTTGACGATGCTTGAAATATGTATTTTTTAGATATGTCTTCGTGCAAATTTCAAGNAATGNTGTATCATTATAATTTACACGACAATGCAGACAATGTGCATCCTCNTTCCTTTCAATCAGATATCTCTCAATGCACTTGGAACACGTATCACTTTTACAGTATTTACATACACACTTTTTACGTATAATTGCAGTATAATTGCTCATACATACTCCACAATATTCAGGCTCTGACTTTGATGCCCTATTTCTTGACATTGACTTAGTAATAACTTCTGGCATTTTATTCAATTAGTATTCTAAGTATAATATATAACTACTTTAAGTGGATAAATCACTTACTATGTATGTTTGAATAATTACGAAGTTAGTAATCAAATTTAATCATATTATATTACTATCGTCTGATAAATTAAACCAACATAATATGTTGAATTTTGAGTTTGATTTTGATTTTTTAAACATAAAATGGGAAAAATTGAAATGTGTAATACGCATTAATAAAAGACAACTATTTCCCAAGCTAAATATGACAGATTACAAGCAACTTATTATTGATTCACTAGATATTCTGCGGAAACGAGATATCGCTGATAAACAACCATTTAAAGCACGGGCATACTCCAAAGTTATTTCACAATTACAGAGCCTTTCAACACCCATTTATTCATATTCTGATGTAGAATCAATTGACGGAATTGGTGATAAAATCAGTAAAAAGATTAAGGAAGTACTTGAAACTGGAATAATGAAATCGGCTGAAAAAGCTAAAGAGAATTATAATATTGATGCACTTGATGCATTACAGAATATTTATGGTGTAGGCCCGTCAAAAGCATCAGACCTCGTCAAATCAGGAATCAGTTCCGTACAACAACTACGTGAATGCATATTACATAATCCCAAATTACTGAATGAGAAACAGAAAATTGGTCTACGATACTATGAAGAGTTACTTGAACGAATTCCACGAGATGAAATGGAAGAACACTCTGACATTCTACATAGTCTTATTCCACACGAAATGGAATTATATACAATTGATATTGTTGGTAGTTTCCGAAGAGGTGCTACTTCTTCTGGCGATATTGATGTACTTATTCGTATTCCAGATGATACATCCGACACTGAATCAAAAACATATTTGGCAATGTACGTTAAAGCATTACAAAGATTCGGTTACATTAAAGAAATATTGGCACTTGGAGAACATAAATGTATGGCAATTTCCAAAATGTATAACGGTAAAGCCCGTCGCCTTGATTTATTAATGACACCCGCTAATCAGTATCCGTTTGCCATTTTGTATTTTACTGGGTCAGATAAATTTAATGTAGCATTTAGACAATATGCACTTAATAAAGGATATACACTAAACGAACATTCTCTTACACCCATTAAAAGCGACTTAGATGTGCCTCCATTTATGAAATCAGAAAAAGATATTTTCACATTCCTGGGACTCAGATACATTGAACCATCTAAACGCATTGATAGCCACCAAATTATTCCAATGCGATTAAAACCTAAAGTTGCACCCACCTAACCCACCGTTTATAATATATATATACATTTTGAAACTATCGGATTTTATTATTTACTACTAGAATGAATAGTAGATATTTTTATAAATTTTTTTTAATTCTATTATTTTTATTTTTTGCATTGTATTATACATACAATGTTAAAGAGCATTTTATTAATTATTGCGATGATTTTAATAATTGTCGCAATTGTTCTGGTGCAAGTGGATGTTCCTGGTGTCCTTCTGTGAATAAATGCATATCCAGTGCATTATTAAAGAGTACGGATAATAATTGTAACCAATCAAATACAATTTCATCACCAATTAGTTGCAGACTAGCTAATAATACAGAGCAAACAGATTCAAATAATTCAAATGATTCAAATGATTCAAACAATATTTTATATGATTTTAATTTGTATAAAAATAAAATTACTGATAAAATCCCCCCTCCGAATTTGTATACCACTGATAAAGTTAGGGTTAGCCCAGAAGATTTACTTAGCAATATGAATAGTATACGTAATAAGCTTAATAATTATCAGATAGAAATGCCGTCTATAATCTCTTCATCTGTGGAAAATGAAATTAAACCAATGGTTAAAGGCATTCTTAGCGAAAATTATTATATTCAAGGGTTTGAAGATTTAGGTGTAGATAAACAATGTAAAATGTATAATTCGTGTAGCCAATGTCTTAAACACAATGAATGTTCATGGAATCCNCGAAGNTATAGTTGCAATAAAAGAGGGTTCAACGATATGTGGCAAATTACACAACCGTCAAAATGTGTACTTACTCCAACTGTTCAACGCCAAATGATACTCAATCCGCANGGAAATGTCTAATAATGANACAGTAGCTATTTTATTTCCTTAATATTTGTTTNTGTANTATACGTTTGCGTGTCTTTTATCTCAATGTTCTGTAAGTCATTATCTACAATACTAACTTCGTTTATAACTTCTGTTGGACACTGTATAGTACTGAGTACATTTCTTTCATNACTTTTAGCAAAGTTATACAAATATGTTCCGATACATTTCGTACCATATATAACAGCATTCGTNGTAAATGCCGTAGTTGCACCAGCTAATACAGATATTCCCAATGCGCTCATTCGTGATGTATTCCTTATTGTTGGNATTGTATATTCACTATATGTTGTAGCAAGTGTTCTAACAGCGTCGCCCATCATTTGACCTGCAATAACATCTGTTCCGTATCCTAAAATACGTCCTGTATATTCTATCCCTGTACCTGTCCCCAATGCAACCATTTCACCCGTTGTTGTTAATGCAGTGTATACTACGGCACTTACTGTTGCTCCTATTATATTACTCGGCGAACTTATTGTAATACTAAATACATTGTTTGAACTCATTTCTATTTTTACTATAATATTCTTATTATAATTACCAACAAATTTTATACAAACATTGTTAATAAAAAATTGAAAAACGATATAGAAAGATAAGCGCATGTAAGCTGTGTAAATATCTATTCAAACAATTAATTCCAAGATGATAAACAATATCGAAGATAATGAAAACAATGTATTTTATGAAAACAGTGGAAGCAGTGGAAGCAGTGGAAGCATTTATCGCACAAATATCCTTAAAAGTATTTCTTCGGTATATATTGACAACGAAATACACTATAAATTACATAGTATTGCAACCATTACAATCCATTCCAGACCTTATTTTAAAGTATTCCGTCGTTATAACAGTCCAAACAATATTGTAATTGAAGACAATATCGGAGATTTTCATTTTCACAAAGATTCAACTTCCATCCGCATTTCCATTAACAACATTATGTGTCTATCCGAGACACAATACAATTATATGCATGTCACTGATGCAAACACTATAATTATGGGAGAAAAAATAGACATAATTGATGAGATTGACGATATTATTGATATGACTTGGGATGAAATTCACAAAAAATATAATAATATATTTGCAAACATTGAATAATTTGTATTTATTAATGGAATCAAAGCAATATATATATTAGAAATGGAATTTGACAATCATTTTTGGTTAGCAATAATGCATACCATTGTTGTTGCACCCGTTTTTTTATTTATAGGTCTAAAACGGGCACAGACGCCACATTGGATGTACTTGGCATTAATAATAATTGGTATAATAATTTTTATTTACCACGGTATAAAAATTATTATACGGATTGGAATACAATCTGGATATATATGGATAAATTCATTACATCTTTTATTAGTTGCGCCATTATTGATTTACATAGGTTATCATAAAAAATATACACCACGATTTGCATATGAACTACTTTTAATGCTCGGATTTGCATCTGGTGGCTATCATTTACTTACTATCGTTAAAAGATTAGATTCGTATTCCGAAAATACTTTATTTTAGACTAATGAACAGTAAAATGGACAAGAGGCTCTCCTGTATTTTATTATGATTTTTCGTATGATTTTTCTTATGTAGGTTATTATTTCTTCAAATGATATTGATGTTTATTTATTGTTCTAATTAACTTTTTTGCAATAAGAAATACCAGTTTCCTTCATCTAACTGTTTTGTAATACATTTTAGTGTTGATGGTAATTTATCTACAAATTGCATAGCATCTTTCTCATCCATTACCCAATATTTAAGGGGTTCATCTTCTTTGTTTTTCCATTTAACAATATTCAATCCACTATGAAATGTGCGTTTTGAATATGATGGTTGTTCAACCGCCCAATTAGATATTAAACATATCCCATTCTGTCGTAATACACGATTAATTTCGTTTAAAACAATATGATGCTCATCTGGTTCTAAATGATGAATGACTGCTATCATTATGGCTGCGTCCATTGATGAATCTGAAAAAGGTAATCTACGTGCATCTCCCTGAATAACATTTAAATTAGACAAATGACAAATACGACACAACTCTTGCGAATATTCTAGTCCAACAATATTCAAATCACGTCTATATAACATATTTTTACCATTACCACATCCTATATCAATAACAGATGAATGTGCTGATAATCCATCCAAAAATATTTGAATTTGTTTCCAGATTCGAAAACGACTCTTTGAGAAATCCTCTGCATATTTATCGTAAAACATTTGAATTGTATTCATTGTAAAATATAATTCAAATTTATACCAGAAAATTGGTTATCCTGTTAGAGCATATTGGTTGAAGAAGGACAGGAAGACTCATAGACGAACTTTCAAACGCTACAAAAATTGATAATCTATTATTAATGGTTTAGTGAATAAGTTTAAGGATTTACAAGTGAATAGTATATAACGAAATGGTGAAATATAGTTGCGAAACTTGCGAGAAGACTTTCACCCAGAAGGGTCGTTTGGAAACGCATAAAAACCGCAAACGCCCCTGTAAAAAAGGCAACACGATTGAAGCAATTATAGAGAAGAAAGTTCAAGAGGTTCTGTCAAAAAAGAATGAGGGAGCGGTGAAAATTGACCCCACAACAACAAATATAAAGCAGTCAAACCAAATGGATTATTCAAAGAAAACTCGTGAGGAACTGATTGCGATTTGTAAGGAGAAGAGCATCAAGGGATACAGTGGGAAAAAGAAGGAAGAAATTGTGAAACTACTATCAATTGTTAAAGATGTATCTTTAACAATTATAACTACTGAAGTATTATCTGATAAAATTTATCGTCTAAATTATATTGGTTCAAAATACCAGTTATTAGAATGGATTACTAATATTATGAAGGAAAAAACGGGGTGGTCTTCATTTGACGATAAAACAATTGCTGATTTATTTGCTGGCACAGGTATTGTTTCATATCATTTTAGGAAAAATATGGCAAGGGTTATTTCAAATGATGCGGAGTTATATAGTTCAATCATAACCCACGCTTTTACATGTTCATTATATACTGAGAATTGTAAGAAAATTATAGATGAACTTCAAAACGATATCCAAGAAAATAAACATTTAACTACAACTGGATTCATTACAACTCATTATAGCCCACACGGTTCAAATGAGCGTAAATTCTTTACAATTGAAAATGCTAAACGAATTGATTATATCCGTAATAAGTTGGAAATTATGAAAGATAGCATTTCAGACGATGAATACAAATTTATTCTTGCTTCCATAATTCTAAGTGCGGATGCTGTAAGTAATGTTCCTGCGGTATATGGCTGTTTTCTGAAAAAATTCAAAACAAAGGCGGTTAAAACTCTTATACTAATGCCTATTCATAAAAACACAATCGTATCAGTTGCTGGTTCAAATACTTATAATTCAGATGTTCTGAATACAGACTTTATAGGTTCATTTGAATCTGATTTAGTATATTTAGATCCACCATATAACGAAAGACAATACTCTAAAAACTATTTTCCTTTGAATATCATCGCAAAAACTCCTGAAAAATTATTAACTGAATTGCCACTGAAGGGTAAAACAGGTATTCCAACTGATTGCTTTATATCTCCATTCTGTAAAAGAGGTGATACTGTTGAGAAAGCATTTGATTTACTATTTCGCGAATTAAAAACAAAATGGATATTTCTTTCCTATAATAGTGAAAGTATAGTTTCAAAAGAGAAGATGTTAGATATTATGAAAAAATATGGAACTGCTACAGTTATTGAACGAGAATATAAACGATTCAAATCATTTGAGTATAATAAAGATGTTGATATCAAAGAATATCTATTCTGTCTAAATAAGACCTAAAAGTCATTAATACAAAGGTTCTCTTTGAAGATAGTTAAGAAGTTTTCATAACACCAGCGAATTGCCATATTTGTTCTACTTTTTGTATGGAATTGAAATTCAAGCAGCGCATATTCTTTTTCTTCAATTTTAATTTTTAAAGTAGATGAATTTTTCCAAGTAGTCCAATCGCAAGTCCATTTGAACTTATATTTATTACAATCAATTGGAGTATTTAATGTAATAAAGCGAATAGTGTTTTTCTCGTGATTATAATAAATATTGGGGCAATCAAACGTATATCCCACNAGAATAGGAATAATTTTTACTATTTCGGTCTGAATATATTTTTTCAAATCAGAAATTGTTGTATATTCAATCCCTATACTTTCACAGATTTTTTTTGGTTGGGATTGCCCTACAACTTGTGGAGCAACTTTCCCCACACCTTTTTTTGTTGATTTTGCAGAAAGATGATTTGTTTCATCTATCAAAGAAGTAAAATCATATCTCGCCCCCCCTTCTTTGCTGTATGCCGACACTTTGGAAATATATCAATAAGTTTAGAAAGACGTGGTTTTAGTTTTTCTGGAAGTTCCATACTATATTTATATTTTCCATCATATGGTATTCCGTATGCTAAACATATTGCCATTTCAAACATTTTTCCAGTATCTTCTGTTTGTAATGTCATATCTACTTTTACAGGTGCTGTTACCTTTACATCAGTTTTTACCTCATTAATTGGTGTTGAAACTGGCATATTCTTCGTCTTACATGAACGCTTGTTGTGTCCCTCTTTCTTACATATAGAGCATTTCATTTTGGACGTGTGTTCGGTTTTATTGGTGCTTGGCGATTCGTTTTTTACTGAATTCAATTTTTAGTCGTAAGTGCCAATTTGAAGTGTTAGTATTATTTAAGTAAATAATTCATATCTAGTGTGATTTCCTAAAAATATATTTATTTAAATTATTTTTTTAGGAATTAAAATTTCTCAAAAAATAATTCATTTGCTGGGAACGAGATTCGAACTCGTGAGGATTTCTCCAATGGATCTTAAGACCATCGCCTTAACCAACTCGGCCATCCCAGCTTGTGGATACTGCTCCACAATATGATACATTGACGAGGTCTTTAAGCTCTTTTTTCTTGCAATGGGGATGCGAACGAGGATGCGAAATGAGGTGCGTTTAAATTTTGAAAAATAATCCTACGGTAAGAGTGGAGGAATAACTCCACACTGCGCTTCTTTAATTCAGTGGTAGAATGAGCGGCTGTTATGTAAACACTTACTGCCACCGCTAAGTCGTTGGTTCGACCCCAACAGGAAGCGAATATTATTATAAATAATGGAATTTATTTATAATAAAAATATTGTAATAATATTATTTTGAATTTTACATCTTTGTAATAACTTTGTATATCATACAGAGTAATAAACACGCCTAAGCCCGTGTTCCCTAATACACTTCTCCAAATGGCACTTACATGAATGACATGGTTCTGAGTTCCCCACCTCTGAGGTTCCTTTCATAATACGGATTACAATCATTATCGCACCATCCAACTTTGATGTGTCGCCTATTTTCTTAATAACCGCACGTTCTGCATGAATCGTTCTTGATGCATAACCAGCACCTCTTGATCGAGAACCAACCGCATTTGTCGCAACCTCTAAAATCTTTCCACGCTTCATTATTATTGCAATATGTGTTTGTGTCATGTGTTTGTTGCGAACAGAATCTACCGAGATTAACTGATTAATCATATGATATACTGCATCCTTGCTTAGCTTCATCTTGGAAATAATATACAATTACGTCACCTATACTTTACTATCATACTCACGATTTTATATTTTATTTTACCTGATTTCAATTTTTTATTTGCATTGTTGATTATTTTATACATAATAGTATTAGGTGCGATATTGATTTCTATCAATTATTATTATATTATCATTTTCCACAGACGCATTTTGTTTTACTTCTTTATCATTCACTCTGGTTTTATTGTAATTCAGACGTGATTCAAATTGTGTAGCTGTACTAGGTTCGGATGTTCCATTATTATGCAGTGTATTCATCATTAATACTTTTTCTGTAATTATTTCATCCTGGATACGCTTTTTTCTTTCATTTAATACCTCTTGCATTTCATTCTCCAATTTAATTGCCTCATTCTTTTTGTATTCTATCTCTTCTTCTAAATTCTTTTTTCTCATCTCTATGGCTTCCGTTAATCGTGTTTCTATTTGTTGTGCTATTTTCTTTTCAATTTCTGGTGTAACTAACTCATTAAGTGTTTGTTTTTTCCTTTTTAACATTAACGCCGCTTCAACCGCCAAATGCTTTAAACGTGTTTCAGAACTTTCAAAAATATTAGTATGCTCCAATGCGCCACATATTTCTGGTTTCTTTAAGTCCTTGATACGCCCGAATTTTTTCTCAAATGATGACACATATTCTTTTGGAATTGGGGGTGATTGCTCAATAAGTCTATCCAATTCAGTCCTACATATCTTTATAAAATCCATTGAATCCATTCTGTCATTTGGTGCCAATGCTAATTCTACAGCAACTAATCTCTGAAATTTACCCCAAGAAATTCCAGCGACACGGTGCGATTCTTCAAATTGTGCATACCGTAAATAGTTTCCAACTGTAGTCAATAATCCTGCTACCAATGATATTCCTCCTATCGCAAAACTTGCATATTTTTTACTTGTATCGTCATCTCCAAATAATGATTGAATTCCGAAATTAGCCGTTCCACCTAATGTAGATAAAATTATTACTGGTAAATTTATCCATAGTGTTTTTGTATGATATACTTTTTCAGATGTGTCGTGCAACCATCTATAACACGACGCAATATCACTCCACTCTGACATCAATCGCTCCTGTTCTTTTGACCAACCATTTAAAAAACGTCTTGTTTCGCTTGTTTCGCTTAGATTATTTGATATATTTACACGATTATACGCATCAATATTGGGTTTATCTCGCATTAACTAAATACTATGTAGATTTTTCTTCCTGTTTTCTTTTCCATATTTTTTTCTTTCCAATTCCTGCTTTATAAATTGCTTCCACATCTGATTTAGTTAGCTTCCCTATTTCTATTTTTTCAGGAATTGATACAAATTTTGGGGTTTTAAGCGTTGTTTTCATAATATAATATCCATACTGTCCTTTTCTCACACTATAATCATCAAATTCTATATTAGGTGCTTCCTGTTTTAATTTAATACGCTCAATCGTTTGTTCAATAGATTCGCCCTCTACATATTTCAATGTAATTTTATTGAATTCTATGTATTCCCCGAATTTTCCTGTCTTCTTAATAATTGGATACGATTCATATTCACCAATTATACTTTTGCTCCCACCATTTAATGTGGATTTATCGTTCATTATAGTTAGTAATTCTAATGCAATTTCTTCTGTCATATCATCAAACGATACACCGTCTTTCCATCCAATAAATCGTGTATCCGCCTTATTCTTACCCTCAATTAATAACAATGGGCCTTTTTTTGTTTGAACTGCTTTAAGCCCTCCTTTAAATTCTTTTATTTTTACATTTATTGTTTTATTTTCATATACCTTTTCATTTGTATCAGCCCTATCATTCGTTTTTATATTATTATTTAATGAATAATATTTATCTTTGTATGAATTCCATATATTTTGTAATATTTCTTTCCATTCTACTTTTCCTTCAGCAATACAATCCAGTTTGTTTTCAACTTGTGATGTAAAATTATATTCAAATAATTCTGTAAAATGTCTCAACATAAAATCCAGCACTGAACAACCCAAGTTAGTTGGTGCCAATTTATTTATCTCTTTTTTAACTGTTCTAATGACTTCATTCTCTTTAAATGGAAATACCCCGCTCACTAAATAATATTCTTTCATTTTAATTTCCTTTGATGGTATTGTTTTAATTTCTACATAGTTTCTATCCTGAATAGTACTGATTAATTGGGCAAATGTTGATGGTCTTCCTATACCATTCTTTTCAAGTTCTCTAATCAATGTAGCTTCTGTATAACGTGGAAATACCCGTGACTCTTTTGGGACTCCTTTCATATCAATCCATTTTAATTTAGTACCTACATTTAATCCAGATAATGTCTTCCACATATTAATCGTATTATCAACATTTAATTCATAACTTTCACTTTCGTCACGGTCATCCAATTCTGCTATTTTTCCTAATTGTTTCCATCCTTGAAATATTGTCTGTTTTGAATGTACTTTCCATGTAAAATCGTCATCATCTATTTGTAAGTGTAGTGTTATTTTTTCGCCTTTAGCATCTGACATAACCGATTGTATTGTTCGCTGCCAAATTAGTTTATATATTTTTTTATCAATTGTACTCCATTCTCCCCCATTCAATTCATCCATATTCATTTGTGTTGGTCGAATTGCTTCATGTGCTTCCTGAACATTGTCTTTTCCACTGTCTTTTCCACTGTCTTTCCCACTGTCTTTCCCAAAAACCACCCGATTTGTACCAATGAATTCAACTCCATAATTTTCCATAACCCAATTCTTGGCAGCCAATATTGCATCATCCGATATCACTGGATTATCAGTCCGCATATATGTTATCAATCCTGCCTCATACAGTCTTTGTGCGGTACACATTGTACTCTTTGGATTAATATTATACATCGCACTTACCTGCTGTTGTAATGTACTCGTTATCAATGGCAATGGTGCTTTTTCTATCCAGTTATTAATATTGTTTGAAATAACTTTTCCTGATATATTATTAACCACATTTTCCATATAATTCCGCACAGATTCCTCATCTTCTAATTCATCCTCCATTACTCCAGAGAACTTAAAGCCCTCAATCGTCGTCCAAGACGAACTTAAAGCCCAACTAGTCGTTGTCTTGAAATTTCTAATGTGTTCTTCTCTTTCAACCACTAATCGCAATGCAGGTATCTGACACCTACCCGCTGATAATTTTGGTGCAATATACTTCCATAGAAGGGGGCTTAGTGTGAATCCTATCATTATATCAAGTAATGCTCGGGTTTGTTGTGTATATACACGATTCATATCAATAGTACCAGGATTGCTAATTGCATATTTCAATGCTTTCTCTGTTATTTCTGTAAATATTACACGCTTAGTTTTTGCTGGATTTAATTTTAATACCTTGCACACAGAATATGCAATTTGCTCACCTTCATAATCCTTATCTGCCCCCAAATACACATTCTCTACATCCCCAATATCTTTTAATGCCATTTTAATTGATTTAATTGTTTTTAGTTTATCTTGTAATAATTCATATTCTGGCTCAAATCCTTTTTCAATAAAATCAATATTATGTACTAATCCACGAATATGCCCAAATGATGCCATTACTTTCCATTCTTCACCTAAATACTTCTGAATAGTTTTCTGTTTTCCTGGACTCTCAATTATTAACAACTTCATTTTTGATTTATTATTAACAATCACTTCTATTATTTAATGTTCATAACTATATTATATCAATTTTTATAGCAGTTATTGTATTCTCCAAGGTTTTTATCCTTTTATCTTTTTATCTTTTCATTTATTATAAATACAAAAGATGAAAGCAACAAACGAAGTAACCCTTGAAATGGTATTGATTTCCGCTTTAAATATACTTGCTGTTTATATTGCTGCATTTGTTTATCGTCTAAATTGGACTGGTGTCATGATTGTTATGGTATTAGCATCTCTTCTTACGGCAGGTGTAACCCATTATATTGTATCTAAAATGATAGCAATAAAAGGCAGAACCGAAACACTAATTAGTGAAGGACTAGGAGTGCTTGGGGTGGCACTAATTTCATCAATGGCAGTGTTAGTAATTCTAACACGCAGATTTAATCTACCTGAAGCCCTTGGCATCTCACTCCTTTCAGGACTCCTCACAAGCCTTATGAAACATATTCTTTCTTAGACTATCGAACATTTCAGGGCGAACTTGATACCCAAAAATGAATTCTTGTAAATTGAATTGCCAAAAACCAAAGCAATCAACGCAATCAACGCAATCAACGCAAATCATTCGCAACTTATTTATAAATTAGAGCATAAAATATTATTGTATTCATCCATAGAATGAATACAATAGGACAATCTAGCGGTCAGGGTGCGCTTTTCGAACTTGTTGCTCGTGGAAATAAAGATACATACTTTTTAAAGGATTCACCCGATAGTGCATTCCCTTACAACGCATCATATAAATCGTCTTCGCATTTCTTGTCAGAAAGAAAATCATTTGTCCCATTAAATGGAGTATCTTGGGGAAATACGTTTGAAGTAGAAATAGACCCATTTGGAGATATTTTGACAGAATGTTCTTTTGAAATTGATATTCCTACCTGGCTTCCAAAACTCCCAATAACACCAAACGGACAATTATCCAACCCTGCTATTGCAAATGGATTATATTCTATTACGAGTAGCAATTCTGGCAATTCATTTGGATATGTTAATTTTATTGGATACTTTATGTTTGAAAAAATCCAAGTATATCAAGACCAATTTCTAATACAAGAATGGAGCGGCGATGGACTTTTGGCAAAACAACTGTGTGAAGGCTCATATACAAGTAGTTTCCTACAACAACAGCTTGGTGGTGGAATTCATCCACAAAATAATGTAGTACGGGGAATACAACTTCGTGCTACACCAGGACATCTGCGAGTAAAATTACCCCTACCAGGACTGCAATGCCCTGGTGATGCTGGATTACCTCTTGTAGCAATGTCTTGGCAAAAAATTCGCATTAAAGCAACTCTTCGACGATTAGAAGATTTGGTTGTATGCAGTGATATCAACGCAACCAAACACGACTCATTTTTTTATCCTTGGAATCAATCCGAATTTCAATATTTGTTTGACGATGGTTCGTCATATTCATTTTCTCCACTCTCTTTTAACAATATAGGAAATCCAACCATTTTGCTTTCAACTACACAAGTGTATGTTCCGCCAATAATACAAGAAGAACTACGTTCCACATCAATTCAAATTCCATTTAGACGACAGTTTGAAAATAATTTTACATTTGGAGAATTGGATTATATTTCATTAGACAAAGGTGGAAACTCCGCAGTAACACGCAGACTCGACGGATGTCATCCAACCGAAAAAATATTCTGGTTTTTTCGGTCACAAAATTCTCTCGACCGCAATTCAATCGATAATTTCTACAACGATTACTTTGATTTCAATCCAAATACACCCACACAACCATACACAATTCCATACGGTTCATTCTATTACAAAATTACAAAATGAAACTTGTTATTGCTGGTAAAGACCGTGAAGATTTAAACGAACCATTTATTTGGGGCGAAATTTGTCAATTAGTTAAAGACGAAAAAGCAAACGGTATGGGTATTGGGGAAATGATGTGGTCTACTGGTTCAAAATTTGGAACAATCTATCCTGCACCCAGACAACCTGAAGGAACCGTTAATTTTACTACGGCAGATAGACCAACATTATATATAGAATTAGCTAATATTAGGAAAAATATGTTACTGAAACAGCGAAAATCGGAGTTTCGTGTATTTACTGAAGGATGGAATGTGTATGAAATTCGTGGAGGACGTGGAAGATTATTATTTGCAAACTAATAGAAATGCCAACTAGAAATTTTGATAGCAATTTTATTACACTCCGCAAACAAGCGCAATATAGAAGTGGGAATATTTACAATAATATGACAAATGGACTTCCCATTATTTCAAACCCATTTACATCAGATTACGGATACAATAGAATAAATACATACCACGTTGGCTCACAAACAATGTATTT